ATTTGATAAGTTTTGGGAAGATGCTGGTCTTTTTGAGTGGATTATTGGCCCAAAAGTTAGATCAGAAATCCAACAACTTGAAAAAGATTTAATTGAAAGTCTTGAATCTTATAAAGACAAATACGAATGGGAAGAAGAATGGCGTGATGAAAAGGAGGAAATAGAAGATGAAGCTTATTGGCGGGGTCATGAAGACGGTGTAAGTCAGGGTTATGATGATGCTAAACAGGAGTGTGAAAATTGTACTCAGTAGAGTTTGAAAAAGACGCAGCAGTAATAACAGTATTATCTGAAGATGATTCCCAAGAAGATGTTGAGGTAATCGTTGGAGATAATGACGTAGTATTTGTTCGACAATATCAAGAATATAAAAATGAGTATGATGTTATTGTTATGACATGGCAACAGCTAATGGATATTGCTGCTGCTATCAACAGCCCCGAAGGGCTATTTAGACTAGTAAGGAAACAAGCATGAATATGAATTGTCAACTTTATGAAAAAATGGCGCTTGAGTTTTATAAACCTGGGCATAGACACCATGATTATTTGTTTCATGGTTTAAGAGAGGAAGTAGAAGAAGTAATTGAAGCTGAGTCTCTTGAAGATACTTTAGATGAACTTGGTGACGTACTTTGGTATGTGACTATTATTGCTAACAAGATGAATGTTAGTCTTGATAAAGTAATGATGAATAACATTAACAAACTAGAACGTAGAGAATTAGAAGGAAAGAAAAATGCCTAACTGGTGTATGAATAGTGTTACAATTAACGGTAAAAAAGAAAAGTTAGAAGCAATTATAGAGGCTTGTAAAGGAGATAAGTTTCTTAACTTTCTTGTTCCAATTGGTGAGTGGCAGTATGGTACTGCTATTGAGGCTTGGGGGACTAAATGGGAAGTTAGCGATGTAGACTATGATCTTCAGGATGATGATACTTTAGTGCTTAACTTCGAAACTGCTTGGGGACCACCTACTACAGCTTATATGACAGGAGAGCAAACTCACGATATTACTATTTACGCTTCTTACTATGAGCCTGGAATGGCTTTTATAGGAGAGTATGAGGACTCTGAAGACAACAGCTATAACATTGATTTTGAAGATGAATCTTGGATGGATGAAATTCCAGAGCATCTTTCTGATCACTGGGGTTTGTATGACGAGTATGAATCTTGGAAGGAGTACCAAGACGAAGAATTCTAAGGCTAAAAAATAGCTGACGTTAAAGAACAAAAAGGAGCTATTTAATGATAGCAATTATTGATGGTGATGTTCTCTTATATATTAGTATTTGGGGAGCAGAAACTAAAGAAGAAGCAAGGAATAACTTTGATGAGTTATTTACTGCTATCAATGAAGATCTTTTTGCTGAAGACTACGTCATGGCCCTTGGTGGCCCTGACAACTTCAGAGTAGATTTATATGATGAATATAAAGCTAATCGCAGTAAGTCGAAATCAACAAGACCAGAATGGTTCTTAGATTTGAAGTCTGACGTTGCAAAAGATTATGATAGTTGTATACTAACTGATTATTGTGAAGCTGATGATATGGTTCGCACTTGGGCAGAAGATTGCCGCAAAGGTGGTAAGGACTTTGTTGTTGTTTCTGTTGATAAAGATTTAGACTGTATTGAGGGTAAACACTATAATCCTCGAAAGGGTGTTCTTTATGATGTGAATAATTATGACGCTAATCGTCATTATTGGAAACAAATTCTTATGGGGGATTCAACCGATAACATTCCAGGACTTCCTGGGATTGGTCCTAAAAAGGCTGAGAAGTTATTAGACGAAACTCCTAAAGAATTTAAACAAACTGTTTGTGCAGCTTATGCAGAGTACTATGGTAAAGACAAAGGTTATGAGTATCTTATAGCTAATGGTAGGTTAATTCATATATGGCGACATATTAATGACTACTTTAAAATAGATAGAGATGTTTATAATGAATTATGTACATGGTACGAATAGAGGCCATTGGGACTATCCTTATAAGTTTGATCCTAAAGACTATAATGGCTTTTTATATCTTATTGAAAATAGAGTAAATAACATGCTTTATATTGGTAAGAAACAGTTTTATCACGGCGGTAAAAAGCGCTCTAAAACCTATGGTAAAGAAATGGCATGGAGAACCTACGTTGGTTCTTCTAGTCATGTCAAAAAAGATATACAAAAGTACGGTAAAGAAAACTTTAGCTTTGAGATTGTTGATCTCTATAAAACTAAGGGTGGTCTTTACTATGCAGAAGCCTATCTTCAAATGGTTTGTGAGTGCATGACTAGTGATAAGTTTTACAATAAGCAGATTGCTGCAATTCGTTTTATTCCTAAAGAAGACTTAAAACGAAGAACACGTAGCTATGTTAACAAAATAAAAAAGAGAATACAATGACAATACATCCTATATCACCTGCCTTGTATATTGTAGGTGTTTTAACCTTAATTATTACTTTGTTTGGTTATGTTACAGGAACTATTTTCTTTGATCCAATTATAGGAATAATTGTATTTTTATTGTGTCAGGAACTTAGTAAATTTGTAGCAGAATATACAATGAAAGAAGAAAATGGGACAGATAGTCACTAGAAATCAACCGTGTGAAGAGTGTGGTAGCAGCGATGCTAAACAGATCTATGATGATGGGTCTGCCTTTTGCTTTTCATGTAGACGTAACTTTTACCCTCCTAAAGAGGCTTACATGCAACAACCAGAAGTTAAAAAAGACTGGTCTAACAAACTGCGGGAGGTTCAAGATGATTACCCTGTTCGTGGTTTTAAAGAGCGTAATATCTATCGCCAAGTGGCTGAACATTATGGTGTCAAGGTTTCTTATGATCTTGATGGTAATATTGATGCTCATTATTATCCCTTTTTCAATAATGATACTTTGGCAGGGTACAAAGTCAGACGACTACCAAAAGACTTTTCCTCCATCGGAACCGTTAAAGGTGGAATGTTTGGACAAAACTTGTACTCTGGTGGCCCCAGGCTCGTCATCACCGAAGGTGAACTGGACGCAATGTCTGTGCAATCAGCATGGTACAAAAAATACAAAACTTTCTATCCAGTAGTTTCTTTAAGATCTGCTTCTAGCGTTAAAGATCTTATTAAAGAGCGTGAATGGATTAGAAAATTTGATGAAGTTATACTTTGGCTTGACAATGATGATGCAGGTCGTGAAGCAACTAAGGAAGCTGCTCGTATAATTGGTTATGATAAAATTAAAATAGCTAAGAGTAGTGAAAAAGATGCTAGTGATCTTTGGATTAAAGACTCTGATAAGGTGTTAAAAACAATTTACGATGCAGTAGATTATACACCTGCAGGTATTTTAACTAAAGATGAACTTTGGTCTCAACTTGAAAAGTATAATGAAATTGAATCTGTGCCTTATCCTGACTTTATGGAAGGGCTAAATGATAAACTAAAAGGAATGCGTTTTGGTGAAATTACTCTCTGGACCTCTGGCACTGGTAGCGGTAAGTCTACTTTGCTCAGAGAAATTGGACTCCACCTCTTACAAAGTACCCCCGATAAAATCGGCATCATCTCGTTAGAAGAATCTCCTGCCGAAACTGCTCGTAAGATGGCAGGGATGTCTATACAGAAAAATCCAGCTAATGAGGAGATTCCGTTAGATGAACTTAAGGTGGGATTTGATAATATATTTGGTGATGATCGTGTTATGGTTCTTGATCACCAAGGTAGTATTTCAGATGGCTCTATTATGGATTTTCTTGAGTACATGTGCCTTAGTGGGTGCAAGTATTTATTTGTGGATCATATCACCATTCTGGCTTCCGAAGGTGCTGAAGGTCTTACAGGAAACGAAGCAATAGATAAGATTATGAATGACTTATTACGTCTTGTTAAGAAACACGAAGTATGGATTGGTCTTATTAGTCATTTGCGTAAAACAGATAATAAAGGAAAAAGTTTTGAAGAAGGTAAACTACCGTCAATGGACGACATTCGTGGCTCTGGTTCTATTAAGCAAATCAGCATGGACATTATCGCTTTTGCTAGAAACGTTGGGTCAGACAACCCAGAAGAGCGGAACACTATTAAAACAAAAGTCCTCAAATGTCGATACACTGGCCTCACAGGCCCGTCAGGATCTTTGTACTACGACTTTGAAACAGGACGCTTAAAGAAAGGATCGGATGAATTCGAGTCAACTCAGGAAATCTACCTATAATATGGATGAACAACATCTAGTATTAATTTCTATTGTGTGTCAGCTTCTAGATTCAGGGGCTGACATTTCGAATCTTCACCCCAACATTCAAGATTATCTTTACGGAATGGCAGATGATCTTAACAATGAAGATGATGAATTTATAGATAAGATTTACTATTATGCTGATACATTTTTTAACAGAATAAATAATAACAAAAAGGCATTTCACTAATGAAGACTGTTTTAGAAAAATTAAAATCAAAAGGTTTTTCTGATGAAAAATTTAATGATTATCTAAATAATCCAAATATTTTACGCCTATATAGTCCAGAGGAATTACTTGAATTAAAGGCTTTATGGTATGGCGAAAAAGTTATGGAGCAAGAAAAGGAAGTTCTAGAAGCACTTGCTGAAGAAAAGCCTTATTCTTCAATGAATAAAGATGAACTAGACGAGTATGCAAATACTGTACACGGTATTGACCTTGATAAACGTTTCAAAAAAGAGACAATGATTGAGGAATTAGAAGAAGAACTAAAAAAACAAAACGAAGAATAATTAATCTTACATTACTTTTAAAGGGGAAATAAAATGGATCCATACAGAAGCTTTATCCACCTGTCTCGATATTCACGTTATCTAGATGATGAAGGTCGTCGTGAAACTTGGAAAGAGACAGTAGATCGCTTAGTCGGTTTCTGGAAAGACCAAGTCAGTAATAATACGCTTACTGATGAAGAATTTAATAGCATTCATGATGCAGTATACAACCACGAAGTAATGCCTTCAATGCGCTCTATGTGGTCTGCAGGGGATGCTTTAGCAAAAAATCATTTCCGTGGTTATAACTGTAGTTTTGCTGCCGTTGATCACCCACGAGTATTTGATGAAATTTTGTTTATACTTATGGCGGGTACTGGTGTAGGTTTTAGTGCTGAAGCCAAATACGTCAACAAATTACCGATTGTTAATGATGCTTTTGCTAAGACAGAACGTATTATTTCAGTAGAAGATAGCGCAGAAGGTTGGGCAAAAGCTCTACGTAAACTTATTGCAGACTTATATTTAGGAAATATTCATGAATGGGATTATAGCAAAGTACGTCCAGAGGGCGCACGACTTAAAACTATGGGTGGAAGGGCTTCTGGTCCACAACCACTTATGGATCTTTTTGACTTTGTAACAAAAACATTTAAAGAGGCTGCGGGGCGTAAACTACGTCCAATTGAGGTGCATGATATTGTTTGTAAAATCGCTGAAATCGTTGTTGTAGGTGGTGTTCGTAGGTCTGCTCTTATCTCTATGTCTGACTTGGGAGATCCTGAAATACGAGATTGTAAGTCAGGTCGTTGGTGGGAAACAGAAGAACAAAGAGCTTTAGCAAACAACTCTGCTGTTTATGACCAAAAACCTTCTATGGCAGTCTTTTTAGAAGAATGGGTTGCACTAATGAAGTCAGGTTCTGGTGAACGTGGTATCTTTAGTCGCTATGGTGCTCAAAAGCAAAACAACGGTGGTCGTCGAGATTCTTCTCTAATTGAAGGTAGTAATCCGTGCGCTGAAATTCTTCTTCGTGGAAATCAGCTATGCAACCTTTCAGAGGTTGTATGCCGTGAAGACGATACAGAAGAAGATTTAGCACATAAAATTCGTATGGCTACTATTCTTGGAACACTTCAGTCAACTCTTACAGACTTTAAATATGTACGTAAGATTTGGCAAAAGAATTGTGAAGAAGAACGTTTGCTAGGCGTATCACTAACAGGTATTCAAGATTGTCGTATTCTACGAAATCCTGATCCCGCAATGTTACGGAGGTTGAAACAAGTAGCAGTTGACACAAATAAAGAATATGCTGAAAAGCTGGGGGTTAACCCTTCGACAGCAATCACTACGGTTAAGCCGAGTGGTACTGTTAGTCAGCTTGTCGATAGTTCTTCTGGTATTCATGGACGTTTTGCGCCTTATTACATTAGGTCCGTTCGACAGTCTAATAATGACCCCTTAACACAAATGCTTAAAGATCAAGGAGTTCCTAACGAAGAAGACGTTATGAATCCTGCTAAAACTACTGTGTTCTACTTCCCGATTAAATCTCCTGCAGGAGCTACTTTGGCTAACGAACAGACAGCCTTGCAGCAGCTTGAAAACTGGCTTAAGTTCCAAGAGAACTGGTCTGAACACTCTGTTTCTGTGACTATTTATGTTAAAGAAGATGAGTGGATGGAAGTAGGTGACTGGGTGTATAAACACTTTGATCAAATTACAGGTATTAGTTTCTTGCCTTATTCTGAGCACACTTATCAGCAAGCACCTTATATGGCTTGTTCTGAGCAAGAGTATATTAAAGCTAAACATGCTTTCCCCGAAGTTGACTTTAGTATGCTACCCAACTATGAAATCGAAGATAACACAGAGGGCGCTCAAACGTTAGCGTGTGCAGCTGGTGGCTGTGAGATCTAAACGTAAACTAGGTACTGTTGAATCACCCTGTATTTTAGTCTGTAAAATAAAAGATGGCTATTGTATAGGGTGCTTCAGGACTATCGATGAAATTCGTGATTGGATGATAATGTCAGAGTACGAACAAAAGAAACTTAAGTACGAACTTATGTGGCGTAAGGAAAATACCTGACGTTAAAGAACAATTAGTTAATGTGGAGAATATTATGTGGGTCTTAGTTTGGTTACAACTAATGACTACTGATGGTGGTATTAAGTATTATCATCTTGGTACTTATAAAAATAAAGATGTATGTATAAAAGAACTTGATAAAGCTCAAGTTATGATTACTGGTAGTAATGAGGCTATGGCCTGTTTAGATCTTTCTAGGAGTAACTAATGATAGTACAAAGACGCTCTATAATTAGTGGTAAAGTTAATACTATGAATATTGACTGCACTGAGGAGCAATTAAATAGACATAAAATGGGAGAACTTGTACAAGATGTTTTTCCTAACTTGTCTGTTGAAGAACGAGAGTTTTTAATTTCTGGTGTTACTCCCGAGGAATGGGATAATACATTTGAGGATAGTAAGTTATGAATAATACTTCTATTATATGGAGTACACCAATATATCATAGAGTTTTGGAAAAGTCTACTCAAAATAAGATTAAGAGTCTAATGGAGCCTTTTATAAAGGATGATTTGCTGGATGAAGATGGTTTTGATTTAAGCAACCAAAAAAGTTCTATAAGAAATCCTAATAATGTAAATTTGCCTTGGCAAGAATATATTAATTGTTTAAATCCTGAATTTAATAATTTTTTTACAGAATTAGAACCAATAAGACCATTTGAATTAACTGTTGGTGCAAACTGGATAAATAAGTATGACTTAAATGACTTTCAAGAAACTCATGATCATATATTTAAAAATGTAGCTTTTAGTTGTGTGTATTATTATGAAATGCCTGAACAAGAAAATCCAATAGGAAGAACTTTCTTTTTAAACAGGTATGGTTCAGAATCAAACGTAAAAGACTTAAATACTACTTTTAAGTTTTTTAGTAATCATGAGAAAATAAGTGTTAATGCACAAACAGGTTCGTTTGTAATTTTTCCTTCATGGTTGCAACACTTTACTGTTCCAACTAAAAAATTAAGAATTACAATTACAACTAATGTAGATATTATAGCAAAGTAAAATAAGTATGAAGTATGTAAAGAAAAATCCTAAAAAGACATCACAAGGTAAAGGTAATCTTAAAATGTCTTCTATGAATAAACATAAGAAACGTAATAAAGGATTGTACAATGGCGGCAAGAGATAAAGGTTTGGCTTATGTCTTTGGTGCTTTTATTGGCACCCTAATTGGTTTTACAATAACAGCAACTTTAACTACTTATGTGGGGTTAGCTGTTCTTGGTTGGCTTGGGCTTAACTAATGGGTGATGTAGTAGATATCACTGATAAGATAAAAGAAAATATTAACTTAAAGGCTGAAAAAGAGTATTTTAACAATCATAATGCTGTGTTAGATTATGCAGAAGAATTGTTTTACAAAGCTATTATAATAGAAATTTGTAAGGATGGTTCTATTAATTTGTCTTCCTCTCAAATAGACTCTGAAGAAACTATTGATGCCTTAGTCTCTGCAGCCTTTAAAGTAAAAGAAAGTATGGATAAGAATAATGATTGAAATATTAGTATTGTTACTTGCCTTAGTTGGTATAGTAGCAATTGTAAATGAAGCGTTAAGACAAACGGGCATCTATGAAATGTCTATTTTTAAACGTTATTGGAACTATATGAATACTTGGCGTGAACATCGTCGTGTTATTAAAGAACTAAATCAAATGACTGATCGTCAGTTAAATGACATAGGTATTAGTCGTGCTGATATTAACCGTCTTATTTGGTTAGAAGAAGATGAAACTATGCGAGGTCGTGGAGAATGACTGATCAAGAACAACTTGAAGAAATGATTAATGAAATGTTTGAATCTTATATGGAAGATGGTTTCGACTTTGATTCAGATATGACTTTTACAGAAGTGTTTAAACAAGTATTTTCTGATGCAGTTAATATGACTATTGCTGTTTTGGAAAGTGCAGAAGAACAAGAGGCTGAAGAGGAAGAAGCTTAATGTACTATATCATAGGTAAAGATAATTGTCCTTGGTGTTTAAAAGCTAAACAAGAACTAGAAAAAGACAATACGCCTTATGTTTATAAAAATTTAGATAAACTCCCTGAAATTAAAAGGGAATTTTGGGTAGACTTTATCAAAAGTGAGTTAAGTAGAACTACAGTACCTGTTATTTTTAAAATGATTGGTGGTTATGAGGATTTAAAGAATGAGTGAACAAGAAAAACAATTTGTAACAATTGATGATAAAAAGTATTATATCGATGATATGTCTAATGAAAATAAAACACGACTGGAACTATCATTAATCTCTGAACGTAAAATTAATGAGTTTAAAGCAGAAATAAACTTGCTAATGATTGCTAAAGATAATCTAGTTAAGGAACTAAAAGATAGCTTAGAGAATGACAACGGAAACTCAGACTCCTAAAAAACGTGGGCGAAAGCCTGGAACCAAGATGACACCTAAGGTGCGTCTTAAACATAACCCTAAAACAGCACGAGAAGACTTTCTCAAGAAGTTTAAAACCTTAACTGATATTGGGTTTTATGGCATGGATGACTTTGCTAAGGAAGTTGTTAATCACTTATGGTCTAATCCTGAAATAACTTTTCATGTAACAGACTTTAATCAGTCACGACTAGACAATGCTAACCGTGAGTATGTTCAAAGAAGCTTCTCTATGTATCGTTGGCATACTTATAGTGAGTCTGACTTTATAGAACACCCTTGTGTTGACACAATAGTTGTTTCTAAAGACGCTAAAGACATGGTGATGAAGCGCTCTAACCCTTATAATATTAAGTTAATTGTTTTGGAAGAAATGGAATGATAAGTACTACTGAAACCTTTATCCCTAAGAATCAGAATAAAGATTACATGCTTGTTGATTTTGTTGAAATGAAGAAAACCCATAGTGCAGTTATGCCTGACATTATGGTTGTTCGTTACAAAGAAAAAGACTATGAACTCCTTTGGAATGAGCAGTACAGCTACTTTGATGGTAAAGTAGACAACGAATGGGGCTTTATCCCCTAGAAAGGAACTCCTATGAAGGAACAACTAAAACTAGTTAAAGAAGCTTTAGCTGAAAACAAGTGGCCACTAATTATTGGTCTGGTAGCAGGGTTTATCCTTGCTAACTTAGCTTCATAATGTTTACTGTATTAATACTTGTATGTACTACTGCAACCCCTGCTGATCTCTCTAAAGAATGTAAAGTGTTTTCATCAGGGGCTGTACATGCAACAAAAGAAGCTTGTATGCTAGATGCAAGAATGGGTATGGACTTTGCTGAACGCTCTGGACTATACCTTAAAGACTGGAAATGTTACGCATGGGGAAAAGAAGTATAATAAAAAATCCTATGGCTAAAGACTTAAGACAGCCTAAATATAAACAACAAGTGATCCCCAATAAAAAGAGGGATCACAAAATAAAACACAAGAATAAACTCCTGCGGAGACCCTCTCAGAGCATCTTATGACCTTAACTGGTTGTAGGGTGTTCTGAGGGGGTCTCCCCTATTTTTTTTTTTTTGTAATTAGATGCCGAAAGGGTCTAGAAAGGAATTATAATGCTTAATAAAGATTATTTTTTAGGTTTTGACCGACTAATGAGAGACATGGAAACTTTTAGTAACAACATGCCAAAGTATCCTCCACATAACATTGTAAAGGATGGCGACAACTTTAAAATTGAAATGGCTGTTGCAGGGTTTTCAAAAGAAAATATTTCTATTGAAGTTAAAGACAAAACTTTAACAGTTATTGGCAAGGCACTTGAAGAATCTAAAGACTATATTGTCAAAGGTATTTCTTCAAAAGGCTTTAAGAAAGACTTTATTCTTGGTGAACATATTCAGGTTATTGATGCAGACATGGTCAATGGCTTGCTTAATATTTCTCTTGAAGAAGTTATTCCAGAGGAAAAGAAACCTCTGATGATTGAAATTAAATAACACACAGGACACACACGATGGAAAAATACACAAAGAATCCTTACCAAATCCGCTATGACGTACTTGCTATGGCAAAAGACATGATGGATAAAGCTTATGAAACTAACATGGCTATTGCAGAGAAAGCAGTAGAGACTTATAAAGACAATGCAGAAGAAGCATTAAAGGCATGGAAGAACTATGTGCCTGTAATGTACACCCCAGAAGAGATTAAAAAGAATGCAGAGAGTCTTTATGAGTTTGTTATGAAAAACTCAGAAAAATAAATACCTGACGTTTAAGAATAACTTTGCTAAGGCTCTGCCAAAGTGATACTATGGACTCTCTTATTGGTACTTGAAAAGAGATGCTCTTTATGCCCCCCGACAGTACCCACCGAGTATACTCTATGTAACTCTTTTCGGGGGGTTATTAAGTATCACTTTGGTATCCTTAGTGTAAGAATTTATTATTTAATTTTTTATGTTAATATTTCTTATTATTTTGTTTTTATTTATAATAAAATTTTAATGTTTTCAATAGCTTATTAAATAGATTTATTAAGTTACTGAAAGTATTGATAAAAAATTTTAATTGAAAAACAATCTAAAAAGCTTTCAGGAGAAAACTATGGCTAACTATGCAACAAAATTCCAGTCTGCTTCTGGTTATACTGGAGGCTATACCTCAGATGTTATTAGAGGAAACTTTAATGAATCATCAAATCAGACTCGTGGAGTAATACAAGTAAGTATTTCTTCTGGGACTGTAGACCTTGAAATGAGACTTACTGAAAACTCCCCTTGGGTAACTGTAAAGACTTATGACGCCAGCACTATAGAAGAAGTTGTCATTGCACCTTATATGAGAATAGTTGCAACAGCTAATGCAGAAGTTTGGTGGTCGGAGACACAATAATGACAAATCTTATTAGTAATATAATTCCACCAGCACCTAGTCAAGGTGGAGGGGTAGTTGAGGGAGTGCCTGACTTACAGGCAGTAACCTCTACTGGGGCAGTAACGGTTGATCAGGTAACTTTTAATAGTGGTATTACAACTACTGCTATAACTCCTGTTGCAGGTCAAGTTTCTTTAAATGGTAATTTTGTTGCCACTGGTGATATCTCAGGTATAAGTTTAAACACACACACTATACCCGCTGGTAGCGGTACAATAGCGCTTACTACTGATCTATTTAGTGGTAATTATAATGATCTTACAAATAAACCTACTATATTTAGTGGTAACTATGATGATCTTACAAATAAACCTACTATACCTAGTTATAATGAAGTTTATATGAATTTCGGTACTAGTACTTCTTTTAACCCTGGAATTCCTGCCGTTAGTGCTGGTAATGTTATGCAACATGAAGACGGTACTACAGGTGACATACAACTCTCTTCTACAGTAAGCTCAGGCTATACTAAAGTCTTAATAACCTTAGATGCTATTATATGGAATCATACAGACTCTACTACTGAGGCTCAAGTCGCCTTAGAAAGACAAATAAACACTGGTTCTTGGACAGTGTTAAGACAGTTAATCTTTCCAAATGCAAATGGTTTCTATGGTAGTCAATTTTTCCAATACATAGATACACATGGCGCTTCTACAGGCGATACTGTAAAGTATAGAATTAGAAATTCAATGAACACAGGTTACGGTAGTGAATCATTAAGACTTGTAACAGGTATCTGCGGAGATACTTTTGGAATTAAGGAAGTAGAATAATGGCAAATCCCCATCCGACTAAACCTCAGATGGGCGGTCGGCGGGAAGGCGCTGGACGTCCTAAAGGTTCTAAAAACATTAACTCTATGGCTTCAGTAAAAAAACTTGAAGAGTTAGGTTTTGATCCTATTGAAATGATGGTTAAGAAATATAATGAAATACAAGATAGACTTACAGACGGTACTGTCAAAGAAGGCTCTGGTGCCTATGCACAGTTAATAGCTACACAAGGTACACTTATTAATAACCTTATGCAGTATGGCTATAAGAAGATCCCTGATAAAATTGAACAAGAGGTTACTGAAAAGAAACCTATTAGCATTCTACTCACAGATACTAATGAAAAAGAAAAAGAGGATACTTCCAATGAATAAGAAAGAGGAATCTTGGCACCTGTCTAAGAGTGTGCCTATCACGTTTATTTTAGCTATTGTACTACAAACATTTGGTGTTATCTGGTATATGTCTACACTTGATGCTACTGTAACACTAAATGCTCGTGATATTGCACGACATGAGATACGTCTTAATGAAATGGAAAAGACAACACAAGAGTTAAAGGTGCTTAATGCTCGTATAGATGAGAACATTAAGGCCATTCGTGAAATGATGGAAAAATCTAGGTCAGACTAAGATGGATCCTATTAGCTGCGTAACTCTTGCGGCTGGTGCTTTTAAGACTATTAAGGCTGCTATAGGCGCTGGAAAAGACTTACAAGACATGACTGGCCAACTCGCCACTTGGGGTAAGGCT